GCCAGGGCCGCGGCGATGGCATAGCGGGCGACCAACGATGCAATCATGACCGCACCCGCTTAATCAGCATCGCCACCCCAGCCACGCCGACAAACACCAACGCGCCCACCACGAACACCGAGGCGTCATGCTGGCCCAGCACCTTGCTCCACCCGGCCACGTTGGTGACGGTCTGCGCTATGCCCTCAGAGACTGGCGGCACCAGCGGCGCCTTGACGGCAGACACAGTGTCGGCGGCATCCTTGGCCACGACAGCAGCTGTACCAACGCCAGCGGCGACAACGGCGCGGGCACGCGCGACCCTTCCCGCGGTCTCTGTGATCTGCGTGGCGATGGGGATACCGCTCGCAGGGTAAGTCTTGCGGCACAACTCAAAATGCGGCGTGTCCTTCGACTTCCACGTTCCGCCCCAAACAATAGGCACCCCGCATTCGTCGGCGGCGGACTGCATGGCGGCGGCGATCTTGTCCAGGTCGGGGATGTCGTATCCGAAATTATCGCCATCCACGATATCAACGGCGTGCCCGGTCAGGTGGCGGCTGTTGAGCGTCCAGCTCTTGCCTGCCGCCTTTAGTTCAGCCTGCCGTGCCTGCGACCGCAGCCCCTCGGTGACAACAATCGGCACTTCGCAACGCTCGGCGGCCATCTCAACGACGCGGATCAGGTCAGGATGCACGCCGGCCAAGTTCTTACGGCTGCGTTCGTTGAGTGCGGTCAATTTCATCGATCCTTCACCGCTTCACGGGCCAACGACCCTATCACACGTTCAAGACGTTCCAACCGCGCTTTGGCCTGGTCCAGCTCGTCTGCCATACGCACCATGGCGTTGACCGCCCCTTCGGGAATGTTGCGTTGCACAACTTCGCGCGTGTGTTCGTGGCGGATTTCATGCCGGCGCATGATATGCTCGGCAATCGCCGTCGATCTCTCTTTATGCCCAACGGCTGTCATCGGCATAATCGCTCGGTATTGGCGACATCGCTTGCAGCTCAAAGGACTTGGCCCACAGCCCTTGCCTGATGGTCGCTGCAAATAATAGGACCGCCTGCCATTCCGGGGCTGTAACTTGTGTCGGGCCGGTGTCGGTTACAATGGCGATCTGTGTTTGCGTATCGCCTAGATCAATCAAAGCGTTGGCGTAGTCCGTCACGTCTCGCCATCCCATCATGTCATTCGGTGTCGTTCCAATCTGATGCACGCCGCGCGCGTCGCCGAAGTCGTAATCAAAGCCAAGAGCTAGCCGTCTGGAGCGTTCCGCGACTACGTCTTCAACGCGCGGACCTGGCGCCCAGCTTTGCAGAAATTGCGCGACCGCTGCATTATGCTCCGCTGTCGCAGCTTCTGTCAAACGGACAACCCACGATGTCGGATCGTCGGCATTTTTTATGGCCACGCCAGCAATCACATTGGGCGGTATGATTTTTTCCAAGTCCGCCTGGATTGATCCAGCATTTACATTTAGGCCCATCCCCAAACCTCCATTCCACTTTGAAGTGTCGTGCTGCCATTGTCACCGTAAAACGTGACGGTTGATGGGTTGTTGCCGAACTCAATCGCCGCCAGATAATGCAAACCAACCGCGGCCATCTTGCCGTATGTCGCACGACCATTGATTGTATTAGATTGGCCGACTGCTGCCGCTTGTGAGCCGGACGGGGATGTAGTCGAGTCGTAACCAATCGCCACACGCCCGTTTGTCGTGCCCGTAGTCCACACTTCGTACTGTGCGTAAACCATATCCTCGGCGACACCGACGACATATGTGGTCTGCATTCCAGTCGCTGGAGTCCCAGTGTTCGGCCTGGTATATGTGGCGCTGACGGTCGTCCAGCTCGTGTCACTGTTGGCGTTCCAACAGACCCAAGGCCGCCGATTGTAGTAATTCCAGACGCCTATCCACCCTGCCGTACCACCCGATGCCGCGGCTGTTGGAATTGTCATCTTGGCTTGATTGCTGCCGTCGATATAGACGGTGCCGAGATAGAGCCTTGTAGCCGCGCCGCTCTTGACATAACGACCGTCTTGCAGCGCGATGGCTGTCGCACGGGCGGTGTCGCTCGTCCATGCTGTCAACTCAAGGGCGAGCGTGCCTGAATTATTGTACGCCCACACGTCATGCAGCTTTGATGCTGTCCCACCAGACAAAGCGATTGACGTCTCAGCAAACGTAACCGCGTCCCAGCTTGATCCGTTATACAGATGGCAGATATTACCCTGATACGGCGTGAAATAGAGCGTTCCCGTCGCCGCGACCGTTGATGTCGTCACCGGAACCCCGGTCGTCAGAGTTAGCCGCCCTTGCGTAACGAGCCCACCGCCACCGCCAGCATTAGCGTCCACGTAGGCTTTGACGCTCTGCTGAGTCGGAACCCTGGTCGCCGAGTCGGACGACATCGTGTCTTCGTCAATGGCCGGATAAAACAGCTGCTGTGATGCGCCGTCGCCGACAACGATGAAATTGCCATCCGTATCCCACTGGATATCGCCCTCAGCCGTTGGCGTCGGACTGGCAGATTGCTTAAGCGTCAGCGTCGGCGTCGTGATCGTTTTATTGGTCAGGGTCTGCGTTGCGGTCAGGCCAACGAGCTGCTCGGAGATCGTTGCGGGATCGTATGTCGCAGCAAGCATATCTCCCGACCCGGCCGGGGCAACCCATGTGCCGTCTGCTTTTAAGAATTTATTAGCTGCTGCATCTCCTGCAGCAGGCGCAGGGACAAGCCCCTTTGTGCCGCCCGATCCGCTATCGCCAACAACGGCATCAAGCAACGCCGTCTGGGCCGCCGCATTCGCCGCAGTTACCATGCTATCGCCAGCTGCCGTAATCCCGAGATTGCTTCGGGACGTGGGCGCATCGGCAACATCAGAGAGGTTGTTGGTCGATAGCAGGTCGCCGCTACCTGCCGGCGCGACCCACGTCCCGTCCGCCTTCAGAAACTTGTTGGCCGCCGCATCGCCTGCGCTTGGCGCAGGAACAAGACCTTTCGTGCCACCTGCCCCGCTATCGCCAACCACGGCGTCCAAAATTGCCGTAGCCTCGGCTGAAGTTAGGTTCTCGTAAGCGGCCGCGCTATCGTCCCACCCAAGGAAGGCATCGGCGCCAGCATCAGCAAGCGTAATCGTGCGGCCCTGGATGCTGGTAACATTGGCCAGCGTGTCCATCGCCGCTTCGATGGTCGCCTCTGTCGTGGCGTCCAGCGCATCGACGTTTTGCAGCGTGAGCGTGCCTGATGAATCCGAGAACGGCGTCGAGGAGCCGACGACAACTCCCGTGTTGCCAACCGTGATAGAACCGGCCGTCGAGATGTTGCCGCTGTCGTCAATCGACACCGCCGAACCTTGCACCTTTTTGGCGTCGGTGCCGTCCGTCCTCACAATGCGGTTGTCCGAAGAGCCTAGTCCAGACGTATAGGTGCTCTCGGTCAACGCCGCTGCGATGTCGTCACGCAGAGTGTTCCAATCGGTCTCGTCAACTGGCGTGCCTTCAACGGCTGGGTTCCAGCTAGACGAAGGCGCCGTGTAGGTTCCCCCAGATCGGCTCATCTATTCCCCCTCAATCAACATATGTTGGCGCGGACGGGACGCGAGACGGACCATCTCGTTACGCATCGATTCGGTGGCAGCGCCGTTCTGGCGCGATTGTTGGGCATTCTCGACCAGCAGCATCGGGAGCGCGCCCAAAGCGCACTGCCAACCGTCTACCGGCTCGCCCGTGTTCGGGTTGGCACCTCGTAACTGCACCCATTGCGGGCAGGTGTGGCAAACGGCACTCATCCTCTTGCGCCAGAACGGGCAATAAAGATGCTCGGGGCCGCGGGGGATTTGTGGCATTAGTCCTTCACCGCTATGATCGTATCGACATACTGGACCGCGAAATCAAGCGCTGTTCCAGACCCGCCGAGCGATACTGTTCCGCCGATTGTGGTCGTCGTCGTCGCGCTCGCGCTGATGCCCGAGGGATTGACGGGACCGCTCAGCCCGCCACCATCCGCACCCCAGCTTGTGCTGCCCGTGCCTCCGATGGTCCCGCCTGATAAGCTAACGGTCGTTGAAGACGACGCGGTCAACCCCGATGCCGAAATCGTGATGTTGGGAAGGTTAGCTTGGGCTATCGTGCGGGCGGCCATGACGCTTGAAAACGCGGTCGAACCACCAGACGACGCCGTGCCAGACACCACTCGCAACGCCTTGTCGTTGTGGTCTGTGCTTTTCGTCCATCCGGTCGGCGCTGCCGTCTGCACAAACAGCATCACGGTGCCAGACGGGAAATGAGTGGCGTAGTCGCCATCAGCGTTGGCGAAACCGCTGGCGTCGATGGTGCCACCGGCAGCGCCGCCAATGGCAACGCCGATTGTGTTAGCCGAAGCCCGGTAGAACCCCGTATCCGTATCGGTGCCGAAAGTGATCCCTGGCGCCGCTGCCGTGCCGTTGGCCGCCTTAAGCTGCCCCGTCATCGCAGCCTGACCATCACGCGGCAGGCTGTTCGTCAGCTCCGTTCCAACGTCGGAGAAGTTTGCGTTTACCGATGCACTCTCGATAGTCGTGCCAGATGAAAAACTGTTTGGCGTCGAGTAGGTGCCAGAACCATTGCGCGGCAAGGCGCCCTCCTAACGGTTGATTTGCTGGATTGCGCCCGCTAGACTCGGCGCATGCAACTTTGGAGCTTGGACATGAACGAAGAAGAACGCATTGAACGCATCTGGTGGAACTACCACCGCGCGA